AAGGTTAGAGACTATAAAAAGAAATTATGGTATTTCTTCCTCAAAGAAAGTAAAAACAAACTTGGAAAGAAATTAAAATGAACTTAGAACAATTTATAAAGAAGAATCCTAAATCTGCTCACGCTAAGATCTTTGCTAAGAGACTTGGTAAAACCGTAGCCGAAGTTATAGGAACTGTAAAAGAAGAGGTTATTCAACCTATCAAAGAAGAGGTTGTTGAGCCTGTAAAAAAGGTTGTAAAAAAGAAAACTACTAAAAAGAAGGACGAGGAGTAGTCATGCGTCAGGTCATAAAACCTTTTACTAAAATCTTTACAGTTACTAGTGGAACTTCAGAAATCATAGAGCTAAGAGATACTTCAGGTACACTGTTAGATTGTAACTACGCCTCTGTTGAGACTAATTCTACTGTTGTGACAACAGGATATGTTCATGTTGAGCCTAGTTCAATATATGCTAACCCTGTAGATTTATCCGCTACTTCTGGTGTAGTTAGTTTTTCTGGAGCAGGAGGAGTTTCCTTTCAAACTGGTGGAGGTCCTATAGAACTAAGTGTAGCAGATGCTGATAGGTTTAATGCTTTAAAAATTACAGCTTATGGTTCTACTGCGTTGCTCTTATTGAATTACGGAGTTATTAAACATCAAAATCCATTACGAGATAATGATAGGCCAGGAGGGCAATAGTGTTTCTTGAAACTTTTGGATTTCAAGGTAAAGCGTTAGGAACTCCTAGAAGAGCTTTATCTAGGGGTCAAGTTAGTCCCGTAAGAATTGCTCGATATTTATTCTCAGTAGGAACTCCAGTTAGTCCCGTTGAGCCTGATCAAGCAGCCACTGCTGAGTTTTTAACCTCTGGTGCAAGAGAGGGGATTACCTTTACAAGTGTAGATGGAAATGGGGATAACTTTAAAGTTGTAGTATTTAAGGAAGTTACTTTTATTCCACCGTTTACTACTTATACTGACTACTATATTTATATTTGGAACGCTAGAGGAAATAGTGTATATACGGGGACTGGGAGCACTTTAGCGGCGTCTGTTACAAATGCTCAAAACGCAGCCGCACTTACCGGAGTTTTAGAAATAACTTTAGCAAGTGGAGTTACAGAGGTTGTGTACAGTGGTTCTCAGTTTATCGAAAGCGCAACTCCTGTAGAATAATCTATATTTTAACTTGTAAAGGGAGGCTTGTATTTTTTATATAAGCCTCTCTATTTTTATGCCAAGAGTCTCTACCCACAAGCTCTCCACCTGAGTTATGAACAATATTCATGTGAATAGCCTTATTTTTGAATCCCTTCAAATGTGCTGTGGTTGTGTAGTGAATATCGTAGAAGTCCCACTCTCCTTCAAAATACTCTGGTTTTTTCAGCCCAACTTCTTTTACCGTTTTAGCTCTTGTAGCCAGGAATAAACCATCTAGAACTACTACCTCTCCTGGCGGACCATAAGGAGTATCATATTCTTTATTTTGTTTATCTAAATGAATAACAAAGCCTCTATGAAATCCAGCTTTCCATAGTTCATGATCCCACCATACTGCGTTTTCAGATAACCTAGTTGTTCCTGCTGGTCCAATAAATCCAGCATCCTCTGTTAGAGCTTTTTCTAGTTTATCCTTGAATACTTTTGGTTCTTCCCTGATCTCAATATCGTCATGGCAGAAGATAAATATATCTTCATCATTAGGCTTTACATGGTTAAAGGCTTTCTCGTAAGCAGAGAAAATAGAATCAGCACCAGCCATAACTAAGGTTTTTATTTCACACTTAGCCATAAACTCTAAAAGCTTCTGTGTGGTTTTACTTATTTTTTCTGATGATCTAGTACAAAAAACACAGTATATACTCATATACTATAATAATATAAATCAATCATTATTTTATGGAAAACGAAGAATTATTTGAAGAATTCAAAAAATGTAGAGATAATCCAGAACACTTTATCTCCAGTTACATAAAGGTCACACACCCTGTTCGGGGTCTTGTACCTTTCAATCTGTATCCATTCCAAAAAAAGATTCTAAAAGATATTGAGTCGCATCGTTTCAATATTCTTAGAAAGTTTAGACAGGCTGGTTGTACTACCATCGCCGCTGCTTGGTCTTTATGGATGGCTATATTTCAAAAACATAAATCTATCGTTATTCTATCCAAAGGTGACGCAGAATCTACAGAAGTTCTTGATAGAATCAAACTAATGTATGATGAACTTCCTGAGTTTCTAAAACCAGGAATAATTGAAGATAATAAGCACACTCTAAAACTAAAAACTAACTCAGTTATTAAATCAAGACCTTCGGGTAAACAATCAGGTCGATCTCTCGCTGGCTCTTTACTGATTATTGACGAGGCCGCGTTCATCGAAAACATTGACACTATCTGGGCGGCAGTTTATCCAATTATTTCAACAGGTGGTCGAGCCTTCGTTTTATCTACAGTTAATGGTATTGGCAATTGGTATCATGATGTGTACCAGAAGGCTATTGATGGTCAAAACTCCTTTAACGCAATTGACATTAAATGGCAAGAGCACCCAGAGTATTCCTACACCCCAGGTTTTGAATACCTCTATGAAGAAATGGCCGAAAAAGGTCTAGACATTCATAAGTGGGAAGAGACTACTAGACGAAATATGCCCCTGAAACAATGGCTACAGGAATACGAATGTAGCTTTCTCGGGACTGGAGAAACTTATATTGAGGGTCAGATTCTAAACGAGATCGCCTCTCAGGTAAGTGATGATTATTATATCAAGTATAATAACCGAATGAGAGTTTGGCAGGATCCTCACCCAGAATATAGTTATGTGATTGCGTGCGATGTATCGTTAGGTAGAGATAGGGATTACTCAGCGTTTCATATTATAAATATGTATAATGGACAGCAAGTTGCTGAGTTTTACTCTAATAAAACCCCAATTAATGAGTTTGCTAAAATTATTACCTCTGAAGCTATGCTATATAATATAGCTCATGTTATCTGTGAACGAAATACCATTGGAAACAACCTAATTGATTGGCTGTTCAATATCAATGAGTATGAAAATTTATGGATGGATCAGCGTGGAGACATTGGATTTCAAACTACAGCAAAAAACAGAGAAACAATACTAGCAGACTTAGAAGAAGCACTAAGAACTGAATCAATAAAAATTAACTCAAAAAGAACAGTGGACGAGCTTATGACCTTTATTATCAAAGATAACGGCAAAGCTCAGGCCGAGAAAGGACATCATGATGATTTGATTATGAGTTTAGCTTTAGCAGTTCATTGTTATAAAAACCTAATAGAAGAAGGAAACATTGATTTCGTATCAAAGATTCCTCACTTAGATACACCAATGGCTCCATCAAAAAGTTACAAAGCAGCGATCAAAACAGCGCACGGTGCGATTTCTCAGGAAGATTATAAATGGCTGATAAAATAGAAAACAACAGTTTACAAGAAGGTTACACAGAGTTTGGTAGCAACACTGGGGCTACTACAGGATACTTTATCCCTAGTGGACCTCTTGGAAGATTCTTTGCTAAATTCTTTGCTACTAAAGCTCAGAAAGAAATAGTAAAAGAGATTGAAAAAGGAGGACCAACTCCAATCCAAGGAGATACGGTAATCAATACCGATGTAATAAAGCCTCCAAAAGAAGATATACCTGCTACAGGTAGTGTTGTTAGAAATCCAGTTCTTCCTCAACTAGAGATGAACCGCAAGAAGCGGTATAAAGAGTATGAGGAAATGGACGAGTATCCTGAGATCGGTGCTGCGTTTGATATTTATGCTGATGATTCAACCCAAAGAGGTCTTCGTGGAGAGCGGTGGGCTGTCAAATCAAAAAATGATATGGCTGTTGAAGAGATTGAAGAACTCTTTGAAACTATTCAACTAGATCGCTATCTTTGGGATATTATTAGAAATACTGTAAAATATGGAGACTGTTTTACTGAACTTATTCTCGATATAAATAAGCCCCAAGAGGGTTTGAAAAAGATTAAGATTCTAAATCCAAACTTTATCCTTAGAGTTGAAAACGAGTATGGGTATCTGAAGCAATTCCTTCAGGAGATTCCTAATATGGACACTTTCAACTACGGGGCTGCCTCAGAAACCAGTAAGCCTGTAAAGTACGTTGAGTTAGATAAAAATCAGATTGTTCACTTTAGGCTTCACACCTCAGATCCTATATTCTACCCATATGGTAAATCCATCGCAGCCCTGTGCCATCGTATCTTTAGATCTCTAAAGATGATGGAAGATGCCATGATGATTTACAGGTTATCCAGAGCACCTGAAAGACGGATTTTCTACATTGATACTGGAAATCTTCCAACCAGTAAGGCTGAGATGTTTATTGAGCGCATTAAGGCCAAGTTCAAAAAGGAAAAATACTACAACTCAACTCAAGGAACAGTAGACTCAAGACACAATCCTCTGTCTATGGATGAAGATTTCTTTGTTCCTACTAAAAATGGTAGAGGAACCAAGATTGATACTCTTCCTGGAGCACAAAACCTTGGAGAGATTGAGGATGTTAGATACTATAGAGATAAACTTCTCGCTGCCCTCAAAATTCCAAAGGATTATGTTGTAGAGAAAGATAAATCTCCAGAAAGAAAAGCTAACCTTTCACAGCTAGATGCTAAGTTTGCTAGAACTATTCTTAGAGTTCAAACTAATATTGAGTCTGGTTTAGAGAATATAGCAAAGAGACACCTTCAACTAAAAGGCTATCCAGCATCAGTAATCAAAGAGTTGCGGATTCGTCTACCTGAACCTTCTGATATTTCTAGTAAGCGCAAGCTAGAGATTGATGAGCAGAAGACCAGAGTGATTCAAGCAGTTCAAGGTCTTGGTCTTTTATCTAAAAAGCAGATCTATCGTGAGTACTTTGAGATGACTGACGAAGAAGTTGAGCGGATGCTTGAAGAAATAGAGCAAGAAAAAGAAAAAGAAATGGAAAAGGAGCAAGAGCGAGTTGCTGCTGGCCTAACTCCAGAACCAGGACAGGGTGGAGCAGCGCCACAACAACCGCAACAGCCTGCCCCAACCGCTGAAAGTAAGGTCAATTACCTAGATTTTCTCAAAAATAGAATAGATGAAGGTCACAACTTAGAGGTTCTAGAAAGAATAATTACTAAACAATCACAAAAACCTAAAAAACTGCTATAAAACTTAGCTATATAAGGTAAATGGAGTAAATCATTATGTTTTCAAATATATTTGAGCAAAGAGATAAGAAAGTTTCGCTTCTAGTAAAGCTGGGAGATTGTATTGGTCGTTCAATTAGGGAGAATGTCTTCCTCTTTTCGATTGATAGCATGAACGAAAAGGTAACATACCTTACTGAGTCTGAAAAAGTTATCACTGGAGACTATAAAATCGACAAAAACGTCTCAATTGATAACATCAAGGTTCAAGATGCGTCAATTTTCCACGATAACGAGCGGTTTGATGGCTTTGTTAATGAAAAAGTAAACAGCTTTATCGAAAATATCCATTATGGAGAGCTTGGAGCCGCAGAAGATAGCTTTTCTAATATTCTAGAGCTTTGGGAGAAGCGAGTAAAGCTCGATTCTGTTCAAAAGAAGCTCCATGAGAAGTCTGAAAGGCTCAAAAGCATTGAAAACATCACAGAATCAGAAGAGTTTGCTCAATTTATGGAGATAAAGCCTCAAATTATTGAGTTTTTATCAGAAAACTTTGATACTATCTCAAATGTTCCTGAAGTAAAGAACGCTGTAAACCTTTCTAACTCCGTTGCTGCCGCTTTCAACTTTCCAAGACTAACTTTAGAGCAGTTAGAGGAAGGAAAATCCTACACTCTCAAGGATGGTATCAATAACACCATCTATGAGATGATTTGTAGACAAGAGTTAGTAAAAAAAGAACTTCTAGAGTCTAAAAAAGAGTTTTCCCTTACCTGGGCCAATAACTCAGCTATTAGAAACCTTGCCAGTATGATCTTTGAAAGCCAGGAGAATGTTGTAAGGGCTCTTGCTGAGGCTATCAAGGAAGTTCCTTATGTTGCTCTAGCATCTAAGAAAAGTCTCTTTGAAACTTTCAAAAATAGCCTAGGAAGTGTAGACGGTCTTGGTGTTTCTGATGGAGATATTAAAGAATATGCTTCCTTCATCTTTGAAGTAAAAAAAGAAGCCAAAGAAGCTCTGATCAACTCCATCAACGAGAAGTACGGAGTAAATATCCAGAATATTCAGGATCCAGCTTCTTTCAAAAGTTTAGTAAACACTCAAGTAGTTATCTTTGAAGCTCTTTGTAGACTAGCCCCTAGAGGTTCAGTTCTCAAAGAAGTTCTTACAGAGATGGCACTATCACTTCGCAACAAAACTGGAGTTCAGGCTATTGATCTAAACGATATCCTCTTTGAAATGTTTGTTGAAGCTGGTTACGAGGAGTGTTTAGAAGAAAACAACACTTTAGAAGAATACGACAGTGTAGACTTTAAAAGAGTTTCAAAAGAAGTTGAGTATGATGACCTTCTAGAAACACTAGAAGAAAAGAAAGAGGTTTCAAAGCCAGAGCAAGAAGAAGAGCCAGAAGAAGCTGAGGAAGAAGAGAAAACCGAAGAAGAAGAGGAAACCGAAGAAGAAGAGGAAACCGAAGAAGAAGAGGTTGAAGAGGAAGAAGCTACCAAAGAGAAAGAAGAGGCTCCAACTAAAACTAAAGAAGATGCTATCAAAAGCATGAAAGATGTTGAAGATATCATTGACATGATTGCCTCAGAGCTTCAAGGTGAAGAAGACGACGAAGAGTAATACTATATGGCTGAAAGAGATAAGCTCGTTTATATTGTCCTCGATGAGGCCAATAGACCAACTTCATTAGGTGCTTTTGAAGACGGGGATACTATTCCTAGTGGAACTCTACCTACTAATGTTAGAACCGCTGTAGAAGATGTTGATACTCTAAACACTAGAGTCGATAATCTTGATACTTCAGTAGGGGATCTTTCTGCCGCTATTGATGCTATTGAAGTTGGAGCAGTAGACGCTTCAGTTCTAGCTGCTGCCCAGTTCGTAACCGATAGCTCTGGTGATATTATTACTACATCAAGTAATGTTGTAACTCTTGATACGCGAGTTGGTAATGTCGAAGCTTCTACAACGGATCTGTCTACTTATATTAGTAATAATGAAGCTACCTGGAACGCAGGAGCAGTAGGTATAGACCCCGATTTACTTGCTGATATTACAACCGTATCTACATTAGTTTCTAATACTTCTGGTGCTAATGAAGACCTTGTAACTGCTTTTGGACCTGTATCTGGAGAAGCATCAGGAGTTTCAGGAGCCGCAGCGGTTTTTACTAGTGTAAACGGTACTACAGCAGTTATTAATAGGGATTTTGATTTTAACAGTAAAAATATTACTAATATTAACAGTTTAGAGGCTAAAGGTGGTTTTTCCTTGACAGGAAATATAACTTTAGATGGAACTGTTGATGGTGTTGATATCTCTACTAGAGACGCTTTTCTTAGTAACCTAGCTACATCCTCTGAGGCATTATCAGGAGCTATTGACACCCTTGATGGTAGAGTTACTACCGCTGAAGGTAATATTACTGATCTAACTACATCATCAGGTGAGATATCAGGAGTAGTTGATACTTTAACCACTGCTGTTACTAATATTAGTAATAATGTTACCAATCTAACCACATCCTCAGCGCAATTATCAGGAGCTATTGATACTTTAGATGGAACTCTAACTAATGTTCAGGGATCAACAGTAGCTCTTTCTAGTTATATAGAGTCCAATGAAGCTACCTGGAACGCAGGATCAACTGGAATAGATCCTGATTTACTTGCTGATATTCAAGCAGTCTCCGCAGTTGTTACAACGACTTCTGGTGCTAATGATGACATTGTAACATCGTATGGTCCTTTCTCTGGGGACGCTACGGGAGTATCGGCAGCAGCGAATGTTTTTGCTAGTGTAAATGGTACTACAGCAGTTTTAGATAGAGATATTGATGGTGGAAGTAATGATCTAACAGGAGTAAATCTTTTAGGCGCAACCACAGCAAACATTACTAATGGAAATATATCTTCTGATTTAGATGTTACTGGAAATGTTAGTGTTACTGGAGGAGTTAGTGCTGAAGGTGCGGTAAGTGGAGGAAGTACGGCTACTTTTGTTGGTCAGATTATTGGAGGATCCTTGAGATCTGGTGGTAATATTACTACTGTCACTGGTAATATTTCTACTACCAATGGTAATATTATTGCGACTAATGGCAATCTAATAGCAGGAGGATATCTAAGTGCTGTTGGAAACTCTAATATAGATGGGACTTTAACTGTAGGTTTAGATGTTACTGCCGATGGCGTTAGTGTTACTGGATTAAATGCTGATGTTGCTGCTTTGGATGGTAGAGTTACTACCGCTGAATCTGATATTACTGATCTAACTACATCATCTGAAGGCTTATCAGGAGCGATTGATACTTTAGATGCCTATGTTACTGATCTAGCTACTTCTTCTGAAGAGGTTTCGGCTGTTGTAGCTATTAATACAGGAAACATAGCTACTAATACAGGAAACATATCCACTAATACAACAAATATTACTAACCTAACCACCTCATCTGAGGAGCTATCAGCGGTTATAACAAGTAATACAGGAAATATTGAAAATCTTGTAAATGCTTTCTATATACAAGACGGAGTTTATTATACAAGTGGATTTAGGGTAGGAAGTAGTGGTATCCCTTTTGATGTAGATGCTACTACAATTTCTGATAATCAATATTATGCTTATAATCTTACTAAAGACAAGTTTCATTTAATAGATACTCCTATAGTAGTTGATGCTTTAGGTGTAGCGACTTTTGCAGCAACTGAAAATATAAACGAGGGATCTTTTGATTTACCAATAACTGTAAATCAAGCTATGACCTTTAGTGGAGGGGCAACACTTCAATTCAGTGGATCAGGAGGTTCGGTTGATTTTGGTGATGCTTCTAATATATCTTTTGGTTCTCAACAAACATTTACACCATCTTCAAACACCTTCGCTACTAGAAATATTCTAATAGGTAATGAGCTAAGTTCAGGTCCCGAGTGTGTTGTAAATCTTGAAGGATCAACTATTTGGGCAAGTGGATCAGTTCTAAGTGCTGGATCAGGTTGTGATATCACGCTAAGAGGGGAGAAGTTTTTCTATGGTCCAACAGAAATAAATGGCGTAACTACTTTCAATGGTGCTTTAGGTGGTGACTTAGATCTAGATATAAACAATATACTTGATGTAAATAGTATTACCAATACTAATACTCCACTAAACTTACAAGTAACAGGATCAGTAAACGCTGTTGCTCTAAATATAAAAAATACATCAACGGGTATATCAGACTCTGGTGCTGTAAATGTTGAAGCAGTTGGTAATGTTTCTGTAAGCGCAGGAGATACAGTAGATATAACTGCTCCAACTGTGAACCTTGATGGAACAGGACTGTTCGGGCTTAGTGGTGGTGCTGTTCAAATTGAAGCTACAAGCACTTATGTTACCATAGACTCAGGGGCTTATTTAAATATAACCGCTGCGACGAACCTAAACCTAAACTCAGCCGATAATGGAACTCAATCTGTAAACATTGATGGATGTCCTTTCCCAAATCCATTTATTCAGATCAAAGCTGATACAGGTTTAAATATTAACTCTGCTGCTAATGTTGCCGTAACCTTCTCAGGAGTTGATGTTTCAGGAGGAGGAAAAGTAGCAAATCACTATTCTTACAACTTTGGAACAACTCCAACCTCAGTTCAAGTAGATACAGCAGGAATCTACGAAGTTTCATTCAATATTATGGTATATGATCCAGCGTCTACGGTCGCACAACGATCCACCCATATTGCTCAAATAACTAAAAATGGAACTGTTGTTGGTCCAGGAGCAATAGGATATGTGAGAAGCACCTCTGGATCTAATGAAGCTTCCTATAATATGAATGGGTATATCATAAACTTAGCATCAGGAGATGATATTGGAGTGAACTTTGAAAGAGTAGCAACTACTACTTCTACAACAGATATTATCCCAGGATATGATCATATACTCACAATCAAGAGGATTGGATAATGACTAAATGGATGTGGCCTGAAATCGCCCACTGCTGAAAGGGCAAGTAGCTGTGTGCTAGTCTAGCATACGATTCTGCTTTAGATTATTTATAATTCTCCACATATAGTTTTCTTTTAAACTATCAAACGTGGTAACTATATTAGTCACTTTAGTCAAAGCTTCTTCGTTTACATAGCCAATTTGAAGTAACTGCTTGATTTCTTCAACGGCTGTTTCGAGAAGCTTTTTCTCATTTTCAGTAATTTTAGAGTGTTGTTTCTTGATACTCTTTGAGTTCATAATATTTCTACCGTATGGCCCTCTCTTTCATAGTGGCGTTTTCTTTGAGTAGCGTGCTCTCTTAGATATTTTTCTTTGTCTAGAAAATCATAGACATAAACAACATCCTTAGATTCGTGTTTACGCAAAGCTCTACCTAACGCCTGAATCGTAGCGATTTCAGACTTCATGCCTCTGGCGTTTATGAAGTGAGTTACTTCCTCAATGTTTACTCCAGTTTGGAGTATTTTAGTTCCAATAAGTATTCTAGGTCCATCATGCTGTCTAAATCTAGAAATACTTTGATACCGTTCTGATAAGGAGTTGGCACCTTCAAGGAATTCGGCGTGTTCGCCAAGAAGGTTTTGTAAGGTTCTTCCATGATCAAGTGACTTGGTAAGAATAAGAATCCGTGCCTTTCCATGTTTACTCCTTATAGTCTCGACTATATTTTTGATAATTTCATTTCTACCTTGGTTATTTACGATGAATGTGTCGTAAACATCCAAGTAGGACATATCTTCATCGAGGCCACTAGCCTCATAAGGTCGATCTATGAGTTGTATGATCGGCTTAGTAAGTTTACCAGCCTCGACTAAATTGGAAGTTTCTACTTTCTGTATTACTTTACCGAAAGCTCCTTCCAAATTATATCTAGGTATGCTGTCTCTCGGAGGTGTAGCAGTAAATCCAAATCTATGTGTTGCGTTTGGAAAACTATTGATCGCGGCTAGGGTAGTCTTGCCATTACAAAATTCATGACATTCATCTACCATTAGAACTTCGGCATCTTCAAGGTGTGTGTCTAGGATGCCCTCAATGCTCTGTACAGTGGCAAGCATTATATCACCATAAATGTAACCGTCTCCAAAGCAGATACCTACATTGTCAAACCCACAGCTTTTTGTAAAAAAATCATAAGTCTGAGTTAGAAGCTGTTTAGCGTTGAATAGGATTACCATTTTTCTACCCATCAGAGCTTTTACCAGACCAGCCATTATCAAAGTTTTACCTGAACCTGTTGGAGATTTGATAACCCCTCTCTGCTCCATTAGAGCTTTTTCTATTAGCTCTTTTTGATAGTCGTAATAGGTGAACCCTTCGATTTCATGTGGGACATTTAAGGTATTATACGATCTAGACTCTCCCCAAACTATCTCTGGCTCACAGTCAATCTTCTTTAGATCTTCAAGAACCCTAGATAATAAGCCAGTTTTGAATTGACCAGTTTTTGTTATGAATCTGGTCTTACCATCCCAATGACGCCGTTTATAGGCAGTAGAGTATTCTGCTCCTGGCGTCTTGAATGAATACAACTCGTATAGAGCTTTTAGTAAATCGGGGTTGTCCGTTTCTATACGGGAATTTATAATACCACAGTGTATTTTCATACACTATTATAGTATAAGTTATAGTCTGTAATGACTATAAGGAGATGTTATATGGAAAATAAAGAAGACATTATCAATGATATTTTAGGAGAGTTACAAATAGAAAAAGCCATACCTGTAACTCTACCATCTAGAGGAATAACCTATAATTTTGATAATCCAGATAATAAAGAGGTTTATCTAAGACCTATGACCTTTGAAGATGAAAAAGTTCTTTCTTCTGCTAGAAAACTAGGAAAAGACCCATCTAATCTTTTACTAGAAAGATGTGTTGAAAACTTAAAAGTAGATCAGCTATACCCCTTTGATAAGCTATATCTAATAATGAAATTAAGAGAAATTTCTTATGGGGAAGATTACAAAGCCAGAGTTGTCTGCTCTAAGTGTCAAGGGGAAGCCGATATCACTGTTAATATAAACAAACTGCCAATACGAGAAGTAGAGGAAGACTTTCAAGACCCTGTTGAGATTTATTTACCAAAAATAGGAAAAAAAGCAAAAGTGTCTTTTCCTAGAGTTAGAGATGAAAAGTATTTCATATCTTCAGAATCCGTTGGAGATCACTTATGGAGATTTGTTACTGAAATCAATGGAGTTTCCGACAAGGTGATAATTGCTGAAGTAATTAAAAAATTACCTCTAGTTGATATAAAAACTATTCTAAAGTCTCTTAGTCTAGAGTATGGAATAGAAACAAAAATTCACTTTGTTTGTGACCTGTGTGGAGGGGGTTCAATTATCGAATTACCTATTAATGAAAATTTTTTCAATGTGAACTAGAGACATTATGCAACACTGAGAACCTATATAAAGAAGCATATGCTTTAGTTAAACATGGAAATTTTACTTATGCAGATGTAGGTAGAATGACTAGGTATGAAAGGTATTCCTTTTTAACACAACTTAAAGAAGAAGCGGATAGAGAAAACGATGCAATTGAACGGAGTAAATCTAGTCGATAGGAATAACAGACCAACTGTTCTCAGTAGGGTTGGTCTAGTTGCCTACTTTATAAATGATGGTATCTTTCAAGATCCTATAGATATTAGTGGAGTAACCATCGTTAGGAGAAGTGATAATTTAACTCCTAATACGGTAATGGATGCTAATGTTTTAACCTCTTCTTTAACAGAAGACCAAATCTTAATGCACTTTACCGCTTCAGCTAACGAGGGTGGAGGTGCTGCACTTAGACTAGATAAATACCAAGGTACGGTAAATACGGCTAGTGGTATTTTTAGAACTAATCCAGGTACTTATGTTTGTGTCCATGATGGAATTCTAGGAGCTTCTGTATCTGGATTCTATGATTTCTATGGATCTTCTTTAACTATTCAAAACTCTGTAGATGCTGTAGGAGAATACCTAGACATTTGGACAGTTAAACTCACAGAGGGCTCTAACTATGTATCTATTATTAATAACTTTGAGTTATTTGATGATACTTTTGTTGTACTAACAGAGCCTCCAGTATTTAATGTTCAAACTAGGTTAACAACTAAACACATATCCCTATCATCAGTAGAAAATTTAAGATTTACGAACACTATAACTATTGCTAACAGGGACATTGATAATAGTATAAAAAATATATTCAAGGAATCTTCAATACTACAAAATGTACAAGTTAAAATTGAAAAAATAAATGAAGATTCTACAACTCTTCCAAACTTTGTTACCGTTCAAGATTATACAACAGCAGATCTAGGAATTAGAGTAACATCAGATAACACAGTTTTATATAAGTTTGATACTACTACTTTAATAAATCACCCAAATATAGCTTTGTTTTCTGGTATAACTGGAACTTACAGAGCTACTTTAAAATATTCGATATTTGATGAAACGATAATCACACAGCCTTACTATTTTACCATAAGTTGAGGCGTTCTCCCATAACATACTCGTAGTTATATTCAGTATAGTTATGCCAGAGCCATTCATTTAGATTTACTCCATCAATGTGAG